GAATATCTTCTGGCTTACTTATCGTTCCTATGATCTCGTCATCATTGAGTATTCGGTGTTCACCGAACTTAGTTTGAAATCTACTTCCAGAGTATCTGCCATAAATAACAAATTCTCCTTCTTTACACCAAGGACCCTTAGGAAATTTTTCTTTATCCTGATAGCAAAGGTCACCCTGTTTAACGACTAGTCCAACAACAGTTGTCATTTGGATTTTGTCTTGGGTTTCGTCTGCTAAGATAACACCGCCTTTTGTTCTTGCTTGGCCAGACCATGGTCTAACTAGCATACGGTATCCGACTGGGTTAGGTATGATTTCAAGATACTCTTTAATGCCTTTGGGATCTGTTGGAATTTGTGATTTGACCTCATCTTTATTTTTTTCGTTTCCGAAATCAGTAAGTTTAGGTTTTATCAATTGTACCATCGTTATCCTCCTTTTGCAGGTTTTTAATATCCTGAAGCAGCGTTTCTAAAGCGCTGAGTCTGCCCCGAGCATACATTATTTTCTCAACCGTTTCAACCCCATAACACAGGTGATGTTTAATATCTTTAATTGACCTATTTATGACATTAACAATTTGTTCTTTTGTGTGATAATCAAGCATTAGTTTCGTTTAAGAGCTATTTTATTTTTACCTTGTTTAAGTAACATAAAACCATAATCATTAACTATAACTTTAAGAATTAAGTCCATATTATATTTTGGATAATCATCAAATATAAATACAGTTCCAGGTTTAGATCTTTCAGCAAAAAATAATACTTCTTTTAAAACATCTATTGTTTTATGGGGTCCATCAAAATGAACTAAATCATATTTGTTTATTATTTCTTTTTTATCTCTATAGATTGGAACACCATCATGGAAACGTTTCATAAACTCATCATCTCCCATAGGAAATAAAGTAAAGTTCTCATAATCAATATCTTTAATTAATTGTAGCTTCATACTGTTTGTGTAGTCACAAGTATAAGCACCCGAATCATCATAGTGTTCGTAGTTTAAATTACCATATGGATCAACTCCAAGGTGCCAATGATTTTTATCTTTTAGTGTATCTAAAATAATCTTGGTTCCCGCCCCTTGTCTCACGCCTATTTCAATTGTAAATAAATTATCAGTTTCTAAAGATTCACACGCTTCTTTTAGGATTTCGTATTCTGTGCTGTCCCCTTGGATCATGGGGTTTTTATATATTAATTATAAGGTTTGTAAATAGATTTAATTATACCTTGTGCCTTTAGTTTTCTAAGGTCACCTTTAGAATATTTAGAATAATCTACTGTTTCTATCTTATTAAGATTCCATGGTCTAAATAATTTCTTAATCCACTTCCACATTATTTCTTACCATTTCTAAATATCTGTGTTCCCTTAATTCCATAAATGCTGGCCACAACTAAAATCCATAAATTAGTAAACCATGAAGGAAGTGTTGCAAACATATCGAAGAATAATTTTACTTTGTCCATAGCGGTTGGATCATCACTCACGACTGCCCATGCCAGAATTGCTATCGGCAAACTTAAAATTATCAAAACTGCCTCGTCCTTCCAATCTGATTGTCTAGCTTCTAGTAATTTTCCTTGGTAAGCTTCTTCCCCACTTGCCATTTTAGATGCATGCATTAATTGTGCATCAGACATTGCCATCTTAGTTTTTTGCTTGTTAGCATAAATTTTACTACCCGCAGAGATTGCTAATTTAATTGCTGAGAACCACATTATTTACTTCCTTTGTGAGCACTGTTTTTCATAATACTACCATCAGGCATTTTATGATAACCTGCTTTTATTTCTTTTTTACTTCCATGTTTCATTTTAATAGGAGGTACATTTGGATTAGGTCCTCTTTTTGGTGGTGGTCCATATCTTACTCCTCCAGATAAACCTCCAACTTTATAAGCTTTAAAATTAAAAAAATTATCTTTTGGTAATACTAGATTTGGATCAATAGGTTTGTTAGGAACTACAGGTAAAGCTGTTGAGCTAGAATTATTATCTCCTCCACCAGTATTAATAGGGGGAGTTGTAACTTTAGGTTTATAGCCCATTGCTCTAGCATCTATAGATTTATTATATAAGTAACCACTACCAGGTAATACAAAACTCATAGCTGCAGATGCAATTCTATTTCCTGTAGTTGTACTAGGACTAATGGCAGCTCTTGCACCTTTGTTTTGTGCTGTTAGTGCATCTTTATTTTTTTGGGTTAAATTATTATTACCAGAAGATTGTACACTTGGGTCTCTTCCTCTACCTCTAGTACCACCTGTTGCACCTGTTCCAGGAGACATTGCTTGACCTTTGTTAGCATCAGCTTGTGCTCCTTTAAATGCTTTTAATATTTTTATAGCTTTACCTTTAGAGGCTTTCTCTACACTGTAAATGTTACCATTATTTTTAAACATTATTTTCTACCTTGTTGAGTTGCTCTTTTTCTTTGTATCTCAATTTTTTCTCTAGCAACTTTAATTCTTTCTGCTGCTTGATCTTCATTGTTTTCTAATTTCATTTTCTCTAAATCAATTCTTTCATCAATTTCATTTTCTCTAATCTCATTACCATTGAAATCTTGCTCTGCTTTTCTTTGAAGATCCATTGCTTTAAGGTCTAGTTCTCTTTCTTTTAATGCAACTAGTGGATCTTTCTGTTGACCCATAGATTCTGCTTGTGCTAGTTCCATAGTAAGTTCTGAAATTCTTCTTGCTACCATAGATGCAATTTGTATTTGTGCACCTTGAGGATCATTTTGAAATTGTGCTTGCATCATAGGATCATTAGCAATCATTGCACCCACTTCTCCTTGAGCTTTCATTGAAACGTGTTCCGAGATGTGTGCTTGTAGAGCTGAATATACTTGAGGGTTAATCTGAACCATTCTTGTAGATATAAATGATCTATGAGCGTTGATATGTGAATCATGATCTTGATCTGGGAATGCTCTTAAAGGTTTCTGCTGTAATACTTCCATATTCTCTATTGCAGGATCTTTAGGTATTGGTTTTTCTTGTGGGATAAGTAATTGATCTATGTCTTGAGTCCCCAATGCTTCATATACTCTACGATATGCTTCTCTAAGGTTGTGCATCATAGGATTTGACATAGCAATCTTTAAATTTTCATTAGCAAGAGTTACTCTTTGTGCCATACTCATGATATTAGGGTCGGCAACTGGAATAACATCTACTCTATCATCAAAGTCAGTTCGTTTTACTGCTTGATCGGCACCATATACTGAATATGGGTAGATTGGAGGTAGATAAGTTCCGAATACTTTTGATAATAACCTAAATTCTCTACGCATTGAGTAATAACATCTCTTATGAATAGCAGTCATGACCCTTGAACCACGTTCCAACATTGCAACTGTAGTACCAACAGCTCTATTTTGTGCGTCATTACCCGTATCCATGTTAGTAATCGCTGCAAACTTCTGTCCTGCTTGAACAACAAAGCCCATCAATTGGTATAATGTAGCTGAAGGTTCTTTAAATGGTAAAATTTGGAATTGATCTTTGATATTTCCACCAGGTGCGTCCACATCTCTAAACTCTCCAGGTTGAAAAGGTTGGTCATCATCTCTAATTCTTATACCTCTAGACTTAAATCCAGCAGGTAAGTTAGATAATGTTCCAGCATCTAACAATTGTCTTAGTGCTTGAGTAGCAGTTCTACTTAATCCACCAATCATATGAGTTAAACCAAAACCATAAAAGCCTAGTCCTGGTAAAAATTTAAAATGTACAAAATATTCTTCACGTTTTTTAGTCTCATCATCTGGTTTATAGTTTCTATAAATAGATAAAACCTCTCCTGAGCCTTCATCAATACTTACAATGTAAGGAACTTTAACTTCTTTTTCTGAATCAGTATTCTCAAACTCTTCTAAGTTTAAATCTATATGCATCTCAAGAACTGAGTATGAATATTGTTTATCTGTTGAAGGTGTAACTCCTTCTAACTCTTGATACTTCTTTTCAATCTCTGTAGGTCCTGCTGCAGTAGGTTTAAGTTCTACATCTCTATAAAAGCCTGAGGCTTGTTTCTTTAAAATTTCGTTCTCTCCCATTTTAATAACATGGGTAATTCTTTCACATTCCATTAAATCTGTTGCATAGTATGGAACCACTAAATCTTCTGCAGGAATAAATTTAGATACAGCTCTTTGCATCACTTCATCGTAATAAACTTTTTTAAATGCAGATCCTGCTAGTGCTAAATAAAATAATAGTTGATCAAATTCTGGAGTGTACTCTTCCATCTCTTCAGTGATCATGTAATTCATAAAATCTTGCACACGTTGTGCTTGATCTATTTTTTGACTATCTTCCGCCCCAAGAACTCTAGTTCTTACGGGTCCTTGAGACGGGAGTAATTCTTTGTAGGCTTGTGCTTGAAATTGAGTTACTGCTTCTGATAAAAGTGGATGAGTCACGGATGCCGAACCTTTAAACGGTCTCGTCATCGTTGTGTGTTTGATACCCAATAGATCTAGGTTACTAGTATAACTAGTCTCCCAATCTTTTCTTGAGACTCTATCCTTTTTATAATCATCTAATAGCTGATTAGACATTCGTTGAAGAACATCATCCGATAGATCTTCTGCTAGATTTTTAAAAAAATCTTCTGCAGCGTCCGCCATCTCTTTAATAGTAGGTTCCTCTCCCTCTATCTCGATGTCTACTTCTTCGGCATCAGGAGTGATTACTTCTTCTTCTTCAATTGCTTTTTCAATTTCAGCCATTAATAAATACCATTAACAGATAATAGTCTTTTTATTCTTTCCTGCAAGTACAATTCCTTGGCCTTTACCAGAAACTGCCATACCACCTGAATAAAGTTTCATCATCTTACCTTTTTTGGCACCTAAATAAGCTTTACTACCACTCTTATTTTTTTTATCTTCTTGGAACTTTTTAATTCTAGCTTTTCTTTCTTCTTTATCAGCTGCTCTTTGTTCCTTAGTTTTACCACCAAAAATATTAGTTTTCTTTTTTTCAGGAGTAGTAGCTTTATTTCTATTTTTGTAAGCTATTTTATCTTTATAAAGTTTATCACCTTTTTGAATTGAACCATTATCATTCACATAAATAGATTTTTCATTTCCTCTAGGCTTAACTGTTTTAACATCGCCAACGCTTCTGCTAGCACCCATGTCTTTAGTTAGGTTAGAAGGTCTTGCTAAAGTTTTTGCTCTAGCTTTTGAGCTTGAGCTATCTCCGCCTCTTCCTGAGTTAACATTAGCTGCGGCTGTCTTTTTAGCACCCATTAACTTAGACGCACCGAATAGTGCAGCCCCAGTCATAGCGGCTTTCTTTAATTTATTTCTTAGTCCCATGATTTTTTCCTTTGTTAATAATATACGTATTTACGTTCTTTATAACTTTCAACCTCGTCCTCGTCAGAATAAGTAGTTACGAAAGAACCTTGCCGGTATCTTATCATAGCTTGGGTGGTACTGTCCACATAATCGTCATGCTCTCCATGAGGAAAAGCTGCACATTCCTCAATAACTTCATGAGCCCAATGTTCATCTCTTGGATACCAAACTTGCTTAGATTCGAATATAGGAGAACAGGCGTTGACTCTAGAGTGTTTGTCCTGCCCTCGTCCTGGAGTGTAATCCATAACAGGGATCCCCATTCTACGAAGTTCTTGTAATAAACTTTGTCCACTAGCTTTAGCTTCAATAATAATTGTCTCTGGACTCCAATACTTATATTGATCTAACGCTACCATTTTTAATTCTGGAAAATCCCATTTACCTTTAATAGCATCGATTAACATAATAGCATCAGGTGAGCCATCGTGAGGCGTGAATATTCCCCAAGTAGTAATAGCTGAGTAATCGGCAGTCTCTTTTTTACTGAACGCAGTATCATAAGATTGTATAACATGCTTTAACGCAGGAAGATCCTCGGACCACGG